GCTGACACAGAAACTGCACAAAAACTACACATGACGACAGGCTGCGTCCGAGCCATGACGAATCGTATCACGACGCCAAGAAAGCTCAAAAACCTGTTGACACACTTAGAAAAGCGAGTACAATATCAATTGTCGGATAGGGAAACAGCCTGCACCGGCCAGGCGGAACCTGGAGCGAAACGGGAGAACGAGATGAGCGAACTACAGAATGCCGTCAAGAATGCTTTGGATCTCTACGCAGAAACAAGCGGAATGACGCTGCAACAAGTCGGCACGCACTTCGCAAAAAGCGCGGCATGTCGTGAAAACATTTACCGACTGGTGGCCCTGCAAGCCGCAGGAAGCCCATACGCAGAAAAGGCCGCGCAATGACCACCAAGCAACGAGGCGGTGCCCGCCAAGGCGCCGGAGCTCCCCGGCTGATCCCCGGCCAGACCACCGAGTCCGTGCAGGTCCGGCTCGATCCGGCAAGGAAGGCGAAAGCGATGGAGATCGGTGGCGGGAGCGTCGCCAAAGGGGTTCGGGAGGCAATCGACAAGCTTACCTGCTGCGAGGACGGAGAGTACGCCGCCAGAGCAGCGGGATGGATGGCGGTTGCCGAGAAGTACAGGCAAGCGGCCTGGAGATTCGCAGGGAAAGACTACAGGCGGGGCAATGCAGAAAAAGCGCTTGCCGATGCCGAGTGGGACAAAATGACCACAAGCTTGCTGGACACGACATGCGACCGCTGAACGGAGCAGAGACGCACCAGCTTACTGCGCACGCGAAGGAAAAACTGTGCGATCTGGCTGCCGGCCCTCTCCCTCGCCAGGCGGTAAATCCAGGCGTTGCGAACCGGCTGTTGCGCGAAAATCTGGTCGAAAGCGTGATGCTACCAAGCCCATTTCGCACGCATAAGGGCAAGCGAATTGAGCACCTGCGCATTACTGACGCCGGCCATTGCGCCGCACGCTGACAGCAAGCCGCCTCCGGGCGGCTTTTTCATTTCTCGGCCAGAAATCTCGCCGACAACCACGTCAGCAGTTCCCACCGCGACGGGAAGAAGTGACTGGCACGCAGATCGTCGATGGCGTCTGGCCCCCACTCGATAACGCGATACTCGTCGCGACGCTGCGCCGAAGGAACCCCGCAGATCGACAGCCAGACGCCGAACTGCGGCCGGAACACCAGCACCTCGCGCGTGCTGTCGCGATCGAACAGGCAGAACCCCGCCGGCGCTATCTGCAGTAGCGGCTTGATTGCATCGTGAAGCGGGGACAGCCGACTACCTCGAGGCATCAGACGATGGCGGCCGGCGGCGCCAGGCAGTCCAGGCCATGACTTCGGCGCGCGAATCGAACCACTGCACGCCGACCGCCCGATACTCGGTCACGCGATACCGGCCGCGAAACAGCAGCACGAAGTCGTGCACGGTCCATCGCTTGTGCCTCGGCGGGACGAACTCCACGGCGTAGAAATGGCGCCAGCGGCCCGGCAATGTGGCAATGAAGTGCGGAATGAACCACCACACGTGACTGCGACGCACGGCTACCGGGTATTGTGCCCAGGCGTGGCCCCAGAACCACATGGCTACCAGCCAGCAATTGAGCAAGTCGCGAGCGTGGCGCACCGAGCACTTACCGTGGGTCGCCGTTGATATTGGAGTCGTGCGCCCAATTGACCGGCCTGGGGTCTGTGGATCGCCTGGCCAGAGAAATCCCGTGCTGCAGTTCGCATACCGCTTCAATCCTGCCGATGCGCGCGTCGGCGTCGCCGATCAACCGGTCGAGCCGGTGGCGTGTCTCTGATCGGTCCTCGGACATAGCCTTTTCGATTCGCGACACGTCGTCGTTGAAGGCATTCATCGCCTCGCAAATCTTATCCAGGCGCGTGCTCTGCGAGCGCAGGAAGTACGCGCCGGCGCCGAGGATGCCCGTCCAGATGTAGGGCCAGAAGGTTTTCAGCAGGTCGAGTTCGAATTGCGTCATGGTCAGGCGTCCGCCGTGATCCGGACAACGTTCGTGCCGTCGGCGAGCAGATGCGCGCGCTTGGTCTGTGCGACGACGACGCCGGAACCGCCGGAGGTTTTGAATGTGGTCGTGAATGCCCCGGTGTTGGAGCAGAACACAATCCCTTCCCAGTCGTTCGGCACGATGACGTTGCGGTTGCCCGTCAGCACTCCCGTCGTTGTCAGGTATCGGCAGGCGGCTTGTGCTTGCGTCAGGGTCACGTCAGACGCTGTTACGGCGACGCTTGCTTTGCTGGTCATGTGCGCGGGCTGCACCCAGGCGCGGTTGTCGGTGTAGCTGGTGACCGTCGACGCGCCGGTGACTACCGTGTAGAGCGGGATGGAGCCGGCGGTGAATCCTGTCGTGTTTTTGCTGACGACTCCGGCGCGCGTCGCCTCAACGTAGTTGGTCGCGCTCGCCGAGAGCGCCAGCGCGGCGGAGTTGTTGGCGATCGTCGTCAGCACGCCGTCGACGACCATCGCCCCGCCGTAGTAAAACCAATTTAGGCCGGAGCAAAGCGAGGCGCGGCGGCCGAACAACGTCGATGGGCTGCCGGCGTCGGACAACGCATTCGCCGTTACCTCCTTTGATGCCTGCGATTGCGCGATCAGGTCGAGATTGCTCGTGCTGCTGCTCATGGATTACCTCGTAATGTCCGCCGTGAGAGGGTATCCGCGGCCGACGACGGCGGATAGCTGGTAGATTTTCAGGTACAGCGTCGATTGGGGCGCGCCGAAGTCGGTCACCTGGTTGGCGCTCGAATACGCGCAGGCCGGCGTGCTGGCGGTGATGGTGCGCTTGACCACTGTGTATGTGCCGTCGGCGTAGACGTCGACTTCGTAGGCTTCGGACGACTCGCCAAGATCGGCGTCGACGTAGTCTCGCCACTCCCCTCCGGTGCGCGTGCGGCGCAGCCAGGACAGCGACCAGTCGTTGGCCGCGTCGCGGTTGCCGTTGAGATAGACGGGCGACAGCGGCTTAAGATTGACGCCGCGATAGGTAAAGCTACGGTCGGTGTCGGTGCTGATGTCGCGATCGACGGTAATGCCGCGATACGGATAGGCCAGGCCGATCACCGACGAGTCGGCCTCGATCAGCGCGACGTCGGTGGTATCGAGCAGTACAAGCGAGTCGCCTGCCGCGTGCAGGCCCATGGCCCACTCAGTGCCAAAGCGCCCGCGCATCAGATCGCGCAGGACGTAGCTTGTGCCGCTGATCAGCGTGCAGGTCTGCGCGGCGATGATTTCCCATCGGCCGTCTGCGCCGTAGGCAAAGTGATTGGCGCCGGAGAACAACGCGAGTTGCGTCACGCTGAACAGGTCGCCTTGCGTCATCGTGACCGAGAGCGTGCTGGCGTTGTCGATCAGACGGGAATCGACGACGCCGATGCTGTTGGTACAGGTGCCGATCGCCGACCCGGGCCGCTCGAAGTCCTGCAGCGTGTCCCACGTGCCGCCGCTGTCGCGCGAGCGCATGAGAACGCCACCTCGCCAGCCGTCGTAGACGCCGGTCATGGCGGCCAGGAACGACGGCCCGGACTGCGCCGAGGTGAGCATCGGCACATCGAGGAGCACGTAAACCGACGGGCCGACGCGGACGACTGTCGACGTCCCAGTGACCGCTGACGGCTCGCCGAGGGCGGCGGGCGTGTAGACGGCCGCACTGGCGTACTTGGCGGTGCATTCGACGCGCCCGTCGCTTGTGTTGCTGACGCCGGTCAGGCGCAGGCTGACGTTGCCCTCGGGCGTGGTCAGCGTGACGACGTCTCCGGGCTCCAGTTGGTTGTATGTCGGAGGCAGCGAGAAGGCGACGTCGTGCCGCTCGAGCCAATAGACGTACAGCAGCACCTCGGCGACGCCGGCGGCCTCGGCGGAGGTCATCACGATCGGCAGATCGAGCACCAGGGCATTGACGGCCGAAGTGTTCAGGCGCTCGGCGTATTGCGAGCCGGCGTCGTACTCGCGGGCGTAGTCCAGGTGCTGCACAGTGACGCGGCGGGCGATCTGACTGTCCATCTCGCGACTGGTGGTGATCTGCACGCCTGGCGCCGCACCGCCGGCACGCGCGTCGAGATCGGCCGCTGGGATGGTGATGACGGATGCGCCACCGCGGGCGACGAACTGCACCTTGTAGCCATGCTGGCGGACATCAAACGGCCAAGCGGCTTGCAGCGGTTCGATCGCCGCACGCAGGGCGCCGATGCTGCCGATACGGTAGCCGCGCACGGTGGTCGCACTCATGGCGGTTACGTCAATATCCGGCGCAGACAGCAGCCCCGATGCCACGCACTCACTCAGCAGGATGCTATCAAGAGTCGGATCAACAATCGACAGCAGATTCATCCGAATATAAACGCACTGCCCGAGAGACGAATCGACCATGGATATTCCGATGCCGTCGAAGCATGCCCCGTGCCATGCCTTGGTGATTGCCAGAGCATGCGAAGTCCATGCAACGCCGTCTGCTGATGTCCAGAATTCGTTGTCAATCGCCCCTGCCACGAACACCCCATTGGCCGAAGTCAGCGTTTCTATTGATGTCGATATTCCTGTCGCGGCATATTCCGTCCAAGAGACGCCATCCGTTGATATAGCCACGTGACGGTCAGAGTTGCGAAACGCGCAAAATGTGGGGCCAACGGCGGCTATCCTATCGAAACCTGCACCTGGCATCGCTTGCTCTGTCCACGATATTCCATCGCTAGACCACACCACGACGCCCAGGGTCGCGCAGGTGGCCACCCATCGCGATCCATTCCAGGCGGCGAAGGCAAAATTATTGATTCTGGGGTGCGTCCGAGGAGTCCAGGAAATCCCGTTCGTCGAGGTCAGGAAGTCTTGCCAGTAGGTTGTCGCCAGGAACATTGACCCGTTCCAAGCAATCGACTGTATTGAATACGTTGGTCCGCCAAGCCATCGAGCCGTCCATGTGATTCCATCTGGCGACGTGTAGATGTAGTTGTGGTCGTTCGACATCCCGATCACGAACAAGCCATCACCGAAAGCGTTTCCACGCCATGTCCCAGACACCGGCAGCGCGTGCTCTGTCCAGACCAGCCCATCGGGCGATGTCGCGCAAATTGCCGTCCCGCCGGCGAGCGAGAGAAAAGCCGAACCGCTCCACGATGTTGGGCTCTGATAGCTCCAGTTGCGCGTGTTGGTAAATGATCCATAGCTGGCGACGTAATTGCCGAAACTGCCGTTTTTCACAACCTCGACGCGCACTTGCGCGCCCATCAGGCTGTTGCTGTAGCGGGCCAGGGCGAAGTCATAGAAGACGATGTAGGCCAGCCCGCGCCACGCCGGAGCGTTGTCGACGCCGACGTCGGCCTGAATGCGGGGATCCGGCGCCTGCGTGTTGGTGCCGAGGTAGAGCGCGAATCCTTCCGCCGAGGCGTTGCTCGCGGCGATGGTGTCGGGGTCTGTGCTGCCGGCGTCGTAGATCAGATCGGGGCCGACCCAGATGCGGCGAACACCGACGACCGGGCCTTCGCACAGGCCGACAGCGAAGGTTGCTGAATAGGTGAATGT